AAGAGTAATGGTTACTGTTGTTGGTGTGGACATTGCTACTGCATCTGGGTCAGCATCCTCAGTAAGGGCTGTAGTTGCAGCAGATAGGTCAACATAACGTTGTAGAACAACTGTTGAGCCTGGAATTGCTTGTCTTGCTGGACGCTTATCTGCGACAGAACGAATTAGTGGTTCTGAACGGAGAGCGAATTCAAGAAGACGGTCATACGCCTTCTGTACTAAACCAGCAGAACCTGCGGTACCTCCAAGAGAGGAAGAACCAGTGGTTACATAGGCATTAGCCATATCGTCACCTCCAAGTGACTATGAACGGAATTATTGTGAGCGAAGTACATCCAGTAACGCGTCCATTGAATCCGCGTTATCGATGCGAAGATTTAAGTCTTCTGCTCGGTCTGGGGTCATAGCACTAGACGTTAGAACATCCTGTTGACGCAATGCGGCACGGTCTTGTTCTGACGCTTTAGGCTCTTCCTTGGCAACTGTAATTCCAAATAAGTCTGCGTTATCATCAAGCCAGTTATTCACTGACTCTTCGTTAACATCATCCAAATCTTTAAGAACTAATCTAGCCGCTTTGGCGTTGACACCCTTCTTTTCTAGGACTTCTTTGACAACTCGTTCACGCTGCGCCTTGGATAATCCCTCAAGTTGCTCAGTGAGTTCTTTGATACGTTTTTCATCTGAACGTTTGGCTTTGCGTAACTTTTTAAGTAAGTCACTTCCATCCATCTGTCCATCTGAATCTGTATCCAGATCGTCGTCTTCGTCTTCCCAGTAGTTGTTGCTCATAGCAACCCACCCTTCTATTCGTTGTAGTCGCAAGCCTCAAGTCTATTCGGGGAAATAGGTTGGCTCTTGCTATCGGTCTTATACACTGCGCGAGGGCCGATGGATCCGCGTCAGGATTCTATTATATGTTTGTCTGGCTGCTTAATGCACCTTGTGCTAGTCCAGATTTCTTACCAAATTGTGCCATTTCAATGGCGGTAAGTCTTTCACGTTTACGTTTGGCAGATGCTAATCCTTGTAGATTCTCTTGTTCTGCTTGTAGTAATCCGTATTGATCTTCAGTTCCACCATAGATAGAACTAAGTTTTTCGGCAGTTGGAAGCAGTTCGGCTATGGTTTTGTATCCCTTTTCAGCCTCTGCTTTTGTAGTACCCATTTGACCTAGTACGTCTGCGCCAACGGTTCCTCTATTAACATTAGTATAAGCACTTCCAATATTTGTTTCCATTGAACCTAGTTCGGTTGCAATGATGCCTTGACGAAGTGCGGCTCCACCTATTTCGGCTGCCTTTACTTTGCGCTCTAGGGCTGGGAATTGGTTGGCTGGGTCTAACATACCAGATACAATATCAACAGTAGTTAAAGATGGATAGAACTTCTTAAATGTGTTTGTTACCATTTCATCATTCATAACTCTATCAAATGCAAGAGATACTCTATCTGCTATATCTGTTACCTTTAAATCGTTAGCAATAAACTTATTATAATATGCTTGGGTATTAAAGTTAGTTAATCCATATGCTGATAATGTTGACTTATATCCTTGTTCCATAGCAAGGTAGTCTGCTGGAGACAGGACTGACATACCAGCCTTTTGACGCTCTAAGTTAGCACTAAATCTTTGATTAAACTTGGCGTTATATCTATCATCAAACTGTAACAAAGTTACAATATCATCGCTACTTGCCTCTGGATACTCCAAACGTATCTGTTCTAACACTGAAGCAAGATCTGTAATACCATATGATTCAAGAATCTTTGATATAGTAGCATATGCAGGATTTGAGGTAGATGTATCTTGTTTGCCATATTCTGGGTTGTCTTCCCAAGAAACGCTACCATCACTATATGTAACCGTCCAACCAATTATTTTGCCTTTTGAATCGGTTTTAGGTATACGACTTACAACAGTTTTTTCTGGAGCCGCAGGTGCTCCACCGCCACCACCTTCACCAGTATCTGGTGGCATATATCCAGGGATAAACGTATTTGTAGCACCAGTTGTTTTTCCGACTGTTGGCGCTTTATTTGTGGTTGGTTTTGCAGGGGTGAAAGGAATACCACTATAACCACCAGATGCGGGAGTACCGTAAAGATTTAAACTTTGGGAAAATGTAGGTGCAGCAGGTTTAGCAATAACAGCAGGAATACCACTATAACCACCAGTGGTTTTTGCATTGGTAGTAGTTGCTTTAGCGGCATCAAGTTTAGCCTTTTGTACTGACGGAACTATTAAGCCTGCCATTAACCTCTACCTCCAATATTAAATGCTCTTAGTAATGCTTGTAAATCATTTGTAGATCTACTTTTAAAAGCATTTGTTTTCTTAAATTCATCGCTTGCGTAAAGCATTTTTTTATATTCATTAATACTCATAGCCTTTTCGCCAGACCCAACGTTATACATATCCTGTATACTAATTTGATCTTCTGGAATCTCAAGTATCTGAGACCGTAGATTAATCCAGGGAGAAAGTATTTCTCTTGCTGTTTTGCCTTGAGCAAAAAAGTCTTTAAATGCTGGGAGGATAGCAGTGGCTTGCATTGTAACACCATCAAGTACGTTCTTATATGCATCTTGACTTCTTAAAGATTCAACTGCTTTGCTATATATTTGTTTCTCATTGATAGGAATACCATTGTTGTTATAGGCTGTTCGTATGTTTCTAACATACCGACCTAGAGCACCCTTGTCTGTAGTGCCTGGAGCCATACCAGTTTGATTAAGATTATATAAATCATTGGCTTTTTTCTGCACATATTTTAAAAGTATATCTTCTTTTTGCTGGGCAGTTATGCCAGACTTAGATGACTCAAGCGCATTAACTTCTTTAGCATATGCCTTGATTAAACCAGAGTCAGGTTTTGATTCAAATAGATCTAAAAACTTGCTATTTAAATCAGCCTCAATAGCGGAATAAGAAGTAACAGCCTTAACAGCAGGGGTAACCTTACCAAAGAACTGCTCAGCCATTGCTCTATTGCTAGATAATTTAATAATAGTATTGTCTGTAGTGTCGCCACTCCAGTCAGATATAGCAGCAATCTTTTCAAGTGCCTGGAAGTCTACATCTCTTGGGACTATAGATCCACTTTTAATTTGCTTGCTTATGAAATCGGGGGTTGGGGCTAATCCAGTAGCGTATAGTCCAGGAATCTGACCCATACGAAGAAGTAATGTTGCCCTATCATCTAGACTCAGGTTAGCAAACTTTAATGCACCAGCACCTTTTTCATAGGTGGCTGTGCCAGCACCTTTAATTTGTGTACCTTTAGGTAGTCCAGATAAAGTTTTACTATCATTAGTCTGGCCAATTGGAATGCCAGCAGTTGCATTAGTAGCAGATTCTGTTGGTTGAGTTCCAGTTGTTTTTGGCGGAGTGCCTGCCTTTGCAGCATCCTTTTTCTTCTTAGCCTCTTTAGTACTAGGAAGTGCAAAGATATCTAATCCTACCACTAGTTAGTCTCCAACTCTCTCTTAAAGAATGAATAAAATATTTTCTGGAAATCAGGATTTCTCTTGATTATCTCTAGTGCTTGTTGTGCTAGATAGGTACGTTGAGCCTCGAAGCCCTTAGTATCTAAACTGTCATTTGGCTTTTTGCCATTAAGTTCAAGAGTCTTGTCTCTTAAGTATAAGTAATCTCTCATACCAGCAACTGCCTCTGAATCCAGGAATCTATCATCTTGTGTTGCTTGTCTTAGTTGGTTTAACGTTCTATCTTCTTTGCTTGCATCAAACACAGTCTTACGACCCATTAAGTTATAACTATCACCAAGGTTAGATAGTGCAGCAGCGGTATATTGGCTAGTCCAATTTTCGGCTACTGAACGAGTAAGTAATCTATCTTTAGCAGCAGAATAGCGTAGGCCAGTTGCCTTATCTATAATCTGTTGTTTAGTTAATAGTTCAGAATTGCCTTTTCTTTTGTTCCAGTTGTATAACTCTGTAGAGAATCCACCATTAGGATAGAAATATCCATATACATCACGGTATTCTTCTACTACGCTTGGGTCTCTAAGTATCATTTGATATGTCATTAGATTACTTGGTGGAGTTGCTGTTCCATTAGGGCCAGACCAACTAGATATAAGAGCAAATATTTGCTCAGGGCCGTATAAGTCTAAGAAATCGGCATAAGCCTTATATGTGTCGCCAGAATACTTATTCTCTAAATCTTTAAAATCTGATGTAAGCGCAGCAACTAGCATAGTGTCACCGCTTTTATCTTTAGTAAGTTCTACTGTAGATACGGCTACTGGACTTCCTAGTCCAAATATACCTCTTGACATAGTGAACCATTTTGCAAACTTATCTGCATCTTTCATCAATCTGTTTTGATCACTAGGGTCATCGAGATTGTAATCGCCACCGCTAGCAAGATAGTTCATTACTGGAGCATACGCTGCAGCATAACCTTCTTCCCAGCCGAATATACCAGATGCAATTCTAGATATATTATTTGTGCTCAATGCTTGAACAACACCAGGAGCAGTAGTTAAGTTCGGTCTTCCAAAAGGAAATAAGAACTTCTCTGCCAGTTCTCTTGTTGTTGGCGGCAGTGCTTGTAGTGGATCGAATCCAAAACCTTCAATTATATTTAAAGGTATAACTAATCCTGGTCCAAACCCTGGTAGGATTCCTGAACCAAGCGCAAAGTTAAATGATTGTGGGCTACCTTGAGAACCAAAAGGTCCTTCAGTGCTTATCTTTCCACTCAAAAGATTGGTCATAAAGTTCATACCAGTTGACATAAATGGTACGTAGAACTGACGTTGACCGTATGAGTTTGTAAAGAAAAATCCTTGATTTGGATCATAGAAATTCTTAGCATCAGTTACTTGATACAGTGCTGATGATTCTGGGGAGTTAAGGAAGTCTAAAGCACGAGCAACCTTATATACTTCACCAGGATTATCAAATGCTAATCTTCCCCAGGTGCCAATTGTATCAGCCCAGGCTTGACCAAATGGTGCAACTAATCTTAATTGATGCCACAATAAACGCTTCTTTGATGCATCATAAAATAAGTCTTTAACGTGCATACTTGCAACTCTGCTAGCATAAGTATTGATTTCTTCAAGAGTCATAGTTCCTTTGCCGTCTGCTTTTTCAACAGACTTCCAGAAACCGTGCTTAATTCCTATTTGTTCTTTGCCATTAGCGCTTAATAGTGGGCTTAATGACTTAGGAGCAACCTTGCTGATTTGCGCTATGGCATCAGCATCTGCTGCATAGATTACATCTCTTACAGTATCCCAATATTTCATACGCCATTCAGGACCCATACTTGAATTCTTTTCAATTTTAACCGCATAATCAAAGAATGCATCACTAACAGCGGTAAGACCAGACTGTCTCTTTTTGTCAATTACTGCTACTTCTTTAGGTATCTTCATAGCAACATTGTCCCAGTTTGCTATACCTTCAAAAGCCTTTTTAAGTTGAGCCGCAAATTCTTCATTAGCATCTTTAATTTTCTTTTTGCCAGCCTTAACTTGCTCAGCATTTAGAATTGAGTTTAAAGCGTCATCTGCTTCTTTAGGTACCTTAATAGAATATCCAGATGTCTCTATAGCGCCTTCGCCAATTAGTTTCATAATTGCTTCAGCAGATGCGCCATCTTGGCCAGCAACTTGCTCGATACGAGCACGTACAGAAGTTGCTCTATTCAAAGTATCTTTGCCAGTAAATAGGTAAGCCATTGCCCCCTCAGGAGTATCAAAGACTGCCCTTGTTTCTGGACTCTGTATACCATTTAAAAATCTATCCCAGGCTGGTCGTCCCTCTCCATACAAAAAGTATGTAACGGTATCGGCTTCTTTACCTGGTGATGTTCTTGCAACTGCTTTTGCTAAGTTACTTTGATTTAGAATTCTAATTTCATTTGCTAAACCCAAGAACCAGTTTTGATCTTTTGAGTAAACAAGATTATAGCCACGCATTACAGATACTTTATCTACTTCACCTCGTGAGCCAACAGATAGATCATCCATAAATGTGTGATAGTCAGATTTAGCACCATTTGCTATGGTTTCATTTGCTAATTCTTCTGCTTTAGAAAGTTTAATATTTTGGCCAAACACATTGTGTTGCCATTGATCAAGGCTATTTGCTAAACGCTTCCAACCAGGTCCATCATTCTTTCCTTGCCACATACCAATAGCAGCAAGTGGATTATTATAGAAAGATATATGGCCATTAAGCATAATGCGTATCTGCTCTTCACCTATGTTACGAATAATATAGGCTGGTCTGGTTAAAATAACTCTTTTCCAGTAGTTACTTGTAAATTCATCAATAGCATTAAAGGTTTTGCCAGTGGCACCCTTAGCATATTGGTTAAGTTTTGATAATCTTCTTATTTCTTTCATTAATTCAGTTGCTGGTGGAAAATAAACCATAGATTTTAAGCGTTCTGACTCTAGATGAGGTCCACTAAGGGTTACTTTTCGTCCACCAGATATAACAAAGTCTATATTAGCATTGCCTCTGTGAAGTTCTGCCCAGTAAGTAGCCTGTTCGTCAGCATTTTTTGCAAACACTCTTGTTAATTCTTCTAATTTATCAGGACTAATACCTGCTTTTTCAAAGGCAGCAGCATTTGATTTAAATACAATATCATAAACTTTAGTTGCGGACTGATATGCAGACACACTTGGGTCAGTATTAAAAGCAATGTCATCAACTATTGCTCTGATTTGAGTTTCATCTACCTTTAGTGATCTAGCAAAGTTAATTACCACATCAATCAGGGCATCTTTATCTTCAAAGTGAACCAGAGTTCCAGTCTTTGGAACGTAAGTATTATAACTCTTACTTAAACCATTGTATAATTTTTCAGCATTAGGTATTTTTTTAATACCTTTAGTTGCCCATCCAGCGATTCCTTGTGCTGGTCTAGCAATTGGTCCCTTTACAATTCCACTCAAGGCTCTAGATGTTACTGTTCCGCTTTCTAAAATGTTTTGAACTACTGTACCATCTGCAACATATGGCGCTAATACCTGAAGAACTTCTTCGCGTGTCTTTGCGTTAGCAAGATCTTTTGCTTGTTGTAATGTAAAGCCAGGTTGT